CGATCTGATATACCTCTCAAAGCTCAGATGAACAAATTTGAGGAAAATCTTTCCAATTCGATGGAAAGAACTAAACTCAAATTCAAAGAGGGTTCAATGGATTTGCTCACATATCAAGAGCAAATTCAAAAAACTTATGTTAAACAGTATCAAAATATTTTAGAAACTGCCAAACAAGAGAATGCAAGTGATCAATTAATCCGACAGATAAAGAATAAACTTCTTGAAGCCCAGAATGAAGTTGCTGAAATTGAATCCGATCAGATTGAGCACAGATATGAAGTCCTTGAAGAGGGTGCAGAGCGAAATGTTGAAGTTGTAAAGAATGAGTTGGAGCAGCGTGAGTTGCTGCTTAGAGAGCAAGTTGCAAAAGGTGAGATGTATGAGGAAGAAGCTGCTGTTGAACGTGTAAAAGCACAAGAGCAGGCTTCCAAAGAAATTCTGGAAATCAGAAAGAACGAGCTTCAAAAAGTAAAAGATTTGTTAGGAGAAAATCTTCAGGAAGTCAAGAAACAATATGGCAAAAACTCTGATGAAGTTGAATGGTTCAGAGAAACTGTTCAAGCCAAGGAGGAAGCTGATCAGGAATATACTCAAAGTAGAATTGATCGTTTGAATCAAGTAAAAGACAAAATTGATCAAGTTTTTCAACGTGAAAGAAAACTTGCGGACCAACGCAAAGCTACTGCTACCGCTGGTCAGATGGAAGAGCAAATTCGTTATACTGGAAGTGGAGCAGAAGAAATTGGTCAAAAAGAAGAACAAAATCTTCAGGAACAGTATAATGCTGCCAAAAAACATCATGAAAGAGTGAAGCAACTTTATGATGAGCGATTACAAAAAGCAAAGGAAGCTGGTTGGGAGGAAACTCGATATTACAAAGAACTTCAACTTAAAAAGAAAGAGCATCAAAAGGAAGCCAATGCTGAATTGATCAAGCTTCAAGATAAACTTAGACGTGAGCAGATTCGTCAGAGTGAAAACACTTGGAAACAGATTGAGCTTGGACTCAGAAATGTGACTGAAAATACTAGAACTTGGGGTGAAATGGTTGTCGATCTTACTGAAGGGCTTTCTAACAAGATGGTAGATGATTTTAATAGTGCGTGGCAGTCTTGGATAGATGGAAGTTCAAGCGCAAGTGAAGCATTTAAATCCTTTGCAATGGATACTCTTGGTTACATTAATAAAATTATCATGCGTCAGATGATAATGAATTCTCTGTTTGGAAGTAGTGCAAATGGAGGTGGACTAGCCAATGCGATTGGTAGTGGACTACAAAGTTATTTCGGTGCTTCAGCAGGAGGAGCTAGTGAAGGAAATATAGGCAATATCAGTTCTACTTTGGCTCATTCTGGAGGAATTATTGGGAAAGACACAGGAGATGCAGTTAAAAAGATTTCTGAAAATCTCATGAACGTAGCTCCTAGACTTCATAATGGTCTTGCACCTGATGAATATCCTGCTGTGCTTCAGAAAGGTGAAGGTGTGTTTACTCAAGAACAGATGGCAGCTATGGGAGGCGGAACTGAAGTGAATATAATTGATAAAAGATCAGGAGATGCACCGCAAGCAGAAGTACAGGAATCTCAAGGCAGGGATGGTAGAAAACAAATTCAAGTTCTTATTAGGGATGAAATGAAGAATAACATGAATTCAGGTACCATAGATAAAGAAATGAAGAAGAATTATGGAATAGGAAGAAAGTCTACGAGGAGATAAAATATGACTGAGATATACTGGCCGGAAACACTTCCACAAAAGATAAATACAGACAACTTTACTGAAAAACCACAAAAGCAATTTGTTCGATCACAAATGTCTGTTGGACCTCCGAAACAGAGAAGAAGGTTCTCTGTAGGAAAAGTGGATTATGATTTTTCTATGATAATGTCAACAACAGACATGGATGAATTTAAAGAATTTTTTCATGAAGATATTCATGATGGGGCTTTAAAGTTTCAATTTCCTGATCCATATGATGTAAGTGATTACATTACAGTTAGATTTAGAGATATTTATGAAATAAATAATGTAGGATATGATGCATGGGAAGTAACAATGAAAATAGAAAAACTTCCGAAGTAGGAGGATAAATGCCAAGAGGAATATCGCTAGAAGCATTTAGGGAACTAATTGCACAAGAAACTTCAGATTTATTTCTATTTTTGCTTGAGATAGATCCGCAGAATGACAATATTGATACAATTAGATTAGTCAATGACTCTGTGGATATGGAGTTTAAAGGGTATAATTGGATAGGATCTCCTTTTGAACTAGCTCTTCCAAGTGACGATGATGATGGAAGTATTTCTGGAGCACAAATCAAGGTGCAGAATGTTGACAGAAAAATTGTGGAAGCTGTACGAAGACTTGATGCCATACCTGACGTACGATTAGGAATTGTCAGAATGGATTATGAAGGAAATAAGTATTTGGAAATTCCTTTTATGAATTTTAAACTAAATAAAGTTTCATATGATGAAATAGCTGTTACAGGTGATCTTGGATATGAAAAAGATTTTCTTAGTGCTCCAGCAACCTCAGATATTTTTGATCCTCAATTAGCTCCTGGACTTTTTGTATGGTAAAGCATTTATTTTATATTCCCTTTAAAGAGCATGGAAGAGATGAAAACGGGATAGATTGTTGGGGACTGGTTTATTTATTTTACAAAGATGTTTTTGGGATTGAATTGAATGTGCATCAAAATGAATATGAATTTGTTGATAAAAAGATTGCTAGAGATGATGTGATTAGATTAATAAGTAATGAAATCAATTCTGGACAATGGATAGAAAAACTTCAACCTGATTTCGGAGATGTGATTGTGCTTAGATTAGCTGGCAGACCATTTCATGTTGGTGTTGTAGTTGACTCACAGAAGAAAATAATGATCCATTGTTTGGAAAATGTTGGTGTGTGCCAAGAAGAATACAGTTCTGTTAAATATGCAAACAGAATAGAGGGATTTTATGAATACTATGGATAATTTGCCTGCTGTAAAAAATACAGCTTCAGTCATACTTTCTCCTCATCAATTTAAGAGTGAGATTTATTTGTGTGAAATTCCTGCTGGAATGACTATAAGCAAGTTGTTTAATCATAATGCTTTTCCGGGAGTGAAAGTATTCAAGAACGGTGATGAAGTTTCCAAAGACAATTGGGATTTCACTTATATATACTCCTGTGATCATGTGCTTGTTTCTATTGTTCCAATGGGAGGTGGAGGTGACAAAGACATCATGCGAATGGTAGCAATGGTAGCGGTCGCTGTAGTTGCTACTGTTGCTACATATGGTGCTTTTGGTTGGCAAGGATTAGGTGGATATTTCAGTATGTCTGCTGGTATGAAAGCTGCTACTGCTGCTGCACTTACTATTGCAGGCCAATATGGAGTTAGAAAGCTTATTCCTCCTCAGGTGCCGACCAAACCTGACATGGATGCTCCAACAGGAGAGAGGAAAAAGTCAATCACCGGGGCAAGAAACCAACCGAATAGGTATGGAGTTATTCCCAAAATATATGGATTTAATAGATTGTATCCTCCTTTGGCTGCGAATTATTATACTTCCGTAGAGAATAATCATCAATATCTTCACATGTTAGTGATGCTTGGATACAAGGATGACTTAGTTGTGCTCGGACCTGATTATGATAGATATGATGAGGATTGGTACAGATCCTATGTGGGTTCTGATGGAAGATTGGTAAATAGCAATTATGAAATGCGAATCGGTGACACTGACATTAGAAATTACAGTGACTATAAATATGAAATTGGAACAGTAGATCAAATAAATTTGTATCAGAGTATAGTACAAGAAATTCATCCTGGTACCACTTTGAGTGTTGAGGATTATGACAATGATAAGGGATATGATGAAGGCGATGTTGTGGCTAGATATGACGTCATAGACAAATACGATAAAAATAAAAAATATGTTCCTCCAAATCTTGTGTATTATAAGACAGTAACTCACCAAGATATAATGGAGATGACTTCGCATTTTCATGTTTTTGAATGCACAAGTACAGATCCAAAAG